TATCTGTGCTTTTTGTTGCATCTCATTTATACCCATTTGAGACTTGGCTTGTTCAATTTGTATTTGAGTCTGTGCAACTGCTTGAGCTTTTTGCACCTCTGCCATTGCTGCAGCTTCTGAGGCTTTTGCGTTAGCTTGAGCTTGGGCTTGTATATTAGCCTGTTGAGCTTTTTGGTCACTCTCCATTTTCTTTTTACGCCTTTGTTTTAGCATTTGATTAGCTAGCTTAAGATTATTTATTTCTCTTAAATCTATAGCGTCTTCTAAATTTATCTGTTGAGACTTTAAAGCTATTTGAATATTTTGTTCTAAAACTTGTTTCTCTTCTTCATCAGGCTCTAAGTCTAAATATATACCAAAGTCATGTATGTTTAAATCTTTTAACTCATCTAACGTAGCTACGTTGTATCTTGATATACTATTTTCTAACGCTTGTCTAGTAAAAGGAAATTCTAAAGAATCAGACACTCTTAATGATATATTCTCACATGTTCTTGCACTTAAATATAACATTGCTTGTAGTAAATGTCTAGTTGCTACATTTGATTGGGCTGCTGCTAATTTTTGAAGACCTACTAAAGCATTTTTATCAGGTGTGCTTCCATCTCTAGCTTCATTAAGTCCGGTTACATCTCTTATCATTTGTAAGTAATACTGATAAGTTTGTATGAGCGTTTGTATTTTTTGACCACCAGATCCTGTTTGTAATTCTTGTATTGGAACTTTTCCTCTATTAGGATCACCATCCTGAGTAAGTGATCTACCTACAATAGAACCTGTTTGAAAATACATATTCAAAGCTTCTGCTGGGTTGTAGTTAGTGCCATTGCCAAGATCAACCTCTGCTAAGCCATCCATATCTAAAAATACTCCATCAGGAATTGTTCTAGATAGCACTTGCTGTATCTTTAAATGAGTTAACTGGATCATGTCAGCAAAACCTGTTATTCTATTAACAAGTGAATCTATACGTCCTTTATACATTTTAGGAGCGCATATGTTATAATTCATTTTAACTCTAGTAGTATCAGCATATGGCCTTGTTATGTTCTTAGCCAACTCCCACTTTAACATCATAGGATGTCCTAATATTTTTGCTCCACTATAAAGAGTTTCTATCGTTCTTGAAATTCGTTCAAAGTTTTCATTTGAAGGTGGATTAAAAGTATCAGGCTTTTCTATAGTTTTTTTCTAAACCTGTATTAGTTTCTTTTACTTTAAATACTTGGTCACTGTAAGACTTGTATTCAAAATATAATACTTGAACTGTTAAATTATCGTTTCTACCATTAAAACCTCTTAAATATTCTGCGTTGCCAGGATATTTCTGTATAGTCTTCATCTCTTCCTCTGTTAAATAAGGAAATTGTAGTTTTAAATCTGCTAAGCTTATAGCTTTAACTTCACCTACGTAATATATATCTTCAAAATTTGGATCTTCAGTATAAGAATAAACTAAAGTAGCTGGATCTACATAGTCTACCATGATACCTTCGGCTTTGTTCCAATTTGTTTTTACAGCTCCTATACCTAAAACGGTTAAATCTTTACAAAATCTTCTTTTAACTAAATCGTATCTATTTCTATTTAATACGTCGTTTATTACTTCTTCTTCTGCTATTTCTACAGATTGTTTGTAATCCAATTGTAAATGTAACTTTACCTCATCTTCGCTTTCTAAACCTAATTCTTTTAATTCTGGAGAGCTAAGATCCATTTGTAATACATTTTTAATTTGCTCAGCTAATTCTCTTTCTTGAACATCTCTTAATAAGTTTCTAGCATATTCAGTTCTTTTGTTAGTTGAAAAAGGATCTATAGCTAAAGCTTTTACTTTATAATTTCTTTGAGACATTCCATTTACAACAATATCAACAAATTTAGCAATTACTGGAACTGGTTTCCAATCAAGATTTAAATAACTTAAATCCCCGTTTATAGCTAATTCATCTTTGTATTTTTGTACTGGCTGTTCTCCTCTAGAATATAATCTTAATGTATGGTATTGATTATAATTAACAGCGTATCCTGGGTCATTAGTTCCATACCTGAAGTTTCTAAACCATTCGCCTTCTATAGCTCTGCCAACTGCTAAACCATAATCTAAGGTAGCTTTCTCTGAATCTGGTACCACCTGATCTGGAAAAGAACTATTGTTAGTTGTGTAAATCATTTATCTATTTTATTAATTTAGAAATTTCTCCATTGTTGTCGTATCTTTTTATACCTAAGTTAACTTTAACTTTAGATCTGTGTGGAACCGGGCGATACTTGTTTTTATTACAAGCCATTATTGCTAGTCCGGAACTTATAGTAGCATCATACTTAGTTCTATTGTTTATGTTAAAACCACTCCAATCTGTAAGTGTTTGTTGAAAATACATATCACCGTAATCTACTTCTAGTCCTCCAACAAATTCCTCTATGTAGCTTTCTATTGCGGCTGCGTGAGCTTGCTTAACATCTTCACTTGAGTTAGGTATTCCACCTATTTCTTTTTCTGTGGTTGATAATTTGTTCCAGATTTTATCTGGTCTATTAATTGAAAAACCTCTATAACCTCTACGTTTAAAATAATATAATAATCTAGGTTTATTATTTTCACACAGTAAAGGCATACCATAAAAAACACAAGCCATTAATACATCTTCAAAGAATATCTCTGCAGTTTCCGGTCTTGATATATATTCTAAAAAAAAGTGGTTTGGAGGAACATCTTCCATAGAAAATTTTGTTAATCCATGAAGTGCTCCTTTAGAACCGCGACCGTCAACAGTACCACTAATATCATAAGAGTCACACCCGAACGCTCCAACGTGTTCGTTGCCAGGATATTTAAGTCCATTTTTTAATATTACATTATTTTGTAAATTTTTAGGTGGTATCCATGATATTTTAAATCTTCCATTATTGCTTGGAACAAACATTATTCTAGTATCCTTTATACCTTGAGCCCAAACAAAATTACCTTGAGACAAAGACTTGTCATTACCTACATCGTTATTATGATCTATTTGTTCATATATCTTAGTTAAGTTAAATAAACTATTTTTAGTCTCGTCTCTAAAAGCATGATCCTCTGTTCTTGGAAACTGTCTGTAATATTAATTTAAACTGTCTTGATCTTCTTTTAATCCTTCTACTTCATTTTCCCAATGTTGTATTACTCCGATTGTAATCTTAACACCATCTCTTCCTTTCGTTTCACTTGGTGGTTCAATGAATACAGGTAGTCCAAAAGTATCCATGAATCCTTCGTAGTTCCATTCCATAGGGATGAAAAGAGAGTACAAGCCAGAAGATGTTTGTCCGTTTCTATTTCTTTTTGTAACGTTTGAATTGTTGTATAATTTTCTGAAGTTGTCTCCACCTTTATCTAATGCGTTTGAAGTTGAGCCCATCATACACTTGCCTACTATTCTTCGGCCTAGTCTTAGTGTAGTTTTTGTAACTCTCCAGTTGTTTAATATATTGTCTGGTCGTTCCCATTTTCCTGATTCATCGTGTGCTAATATTTTTAATTTCTCACCATCGTAAGAGTTGTCCCCCGTGTTTTTCCAATCAATAGTTGTATCTAAACCTTGTAATTCTTCTAGCTTAACATTGTCATCTAATTTACGTCTAGTAAGTTTTGAAGCTGGGACTCTATACGCCAGTTCGGTTTTAGGACGATCCATACCATCCTGGATCGGCTTGAAAAAAAACGGATAGTTAACGGATATTGGTACAACTTTATCTGTGAACATTTTTTTAGCATCTGCTCCAGATTTTGAAAGGATGCCGAATCTGGCATCTGAAGATATAGTTGCCTGGTTAACAAGCTCTGCCGATGACATAAAGGAGAAACCAGACCGTCTGTTTTTAAGGTAACACATTCCATAACATCTGCTATCGGCTTTACATGCTTCCCAAAAGATGAAGAATAATCTGTTTGCTTCTCTGTAATCAGGTGCTCCGATGTCAATTTTTGACCACTGCAAATACATGTAATGAGTGCCAGTGATGTAAGTAGGCATACCGTTATTAAAAAACCAGTAACCGTCTGATCTACGTTTAAATTCTTCATCTATATAATCGTACCATTTTTCTTTAAAAGCTATAGAATAACTTTCCCAGTCAAATCTGCTTTTTATTTTATCTAATTCTTTTGGGTATTCATGCTTTTCCCAATATTGTTCCTTTTTATTTTCGCTTCGTTTAAAAGGTTCGTCTGCTTTTGGTAAAGCAATACGGAGGTTTTGAATTTCAATGATCTGTCCAATTTGTCCAGTTTTACTAATTACTATAAAGTCGTAATCTTCATTATACCCATATTCCCATTTTTTATATCTATTTTGTTTAGATAATATTTTAGGATTTACAATATCTTTTATCTCTTTCCAAAGAGTTTGATTATAACTCATTTGCTTCTTTTTTCAGCAAATCCTCTAAACTGTTTTAGATCTTGCTCTTTACCCATGCTCTTAAGAGTAGCTTCTTCTTCTTCTATTCTCTGTAGTATTTCAAAAGCATCCATTATACATAACTTCTTTGTTGCGGCTGCATTTTTTAGTCTATCTGCAGAAACATCATCTTCAGTATGAGTTATAATTTTCTCTTCTGCTACTTTAATTAATTCTACTACGGCTTTACGCCCAGCTTGGATTATATTCTTCCTCGTTTCCTTCGTGCTCATGTGTTATAGCTATATCATTAGATTTCATACAATAAAGGCGTTCACCTTCTATAATAAACTCAAACTCTGAGTCGGGAGTAAATATAATAAGATCTCCAGGTGTCAATCCTGCGCGTTCTAAGGACTTATTAGAATATTTTAATATACCAAAGTATTCTTTTTCTTTTCTGTTGTATATGTCTTCTATTTCCTTAATTGGTTTAACAAAACAATAATTTAAATGGCTATTGTTATTGTACATATATATTTGTTCAGGAGTACAAAAATATAAATCATCTTTAAAGTAAGTGCTACTATTTCTTTCTTTTCCTTTTTGATCGTACCATCTTCTAAACACATTGTGATGTATATAAACTACATCTCCAACTTTTACTTTAGAATTATAAGCAGCTGGAGTAGAAACTACAACTGCTTTTTTACTTACAAATCGATGATTTTCAATAGTAGTGTTTATGATAAGATTTTTATCATCTACTTTTTTAATATTGTCATACCTTTCATTTAAAGGTTTAACAATAAAGTCGTACAAAGATTTCATCAATATTTTAGATCATATTCTACAGCTATAGCCATTTGACTATTAAATCTTTTCCAGGGCAAAACTTCATCTCCTTTTTTAATATAGATAGAATATTCTCCACTTGAATTGTTATTTAATATATCACAAATAGTATGACCGCCATAAACTTCTTGACCTACAGCATAATGCATAGCATCATTTTTATAGTCTGAGCCAATGCTTATTTTTCTAATATTAGACATTTTCTAATTGCTCAACTTTATCTAATTCATTAAAAGTTCCGTCCTCAACATTGATGTTTATTTGACCATAAGCATCTTCTAGTTCTACTTTAAATTCTTCAACTTCTTTATTTACAGAAGCTAACTCATGCAACAGCCCGTGTTTTTGGCTTTCTAATATTCCTATTTGCTGAATTAACTCATTTAGCTTTCTTTGTTGTTCTTGAATTTTAGTTAAGTGTTCTTTATTTATTTTATTCATTTTACTTGATTTAATTAAATTTATGTTATTGTTATTATTATTATCACTTGTTTTTGTAAGGTATTCCAATTTTATTTCCTATCATGATTTTATGTTTTAAGCGGTTTCAGTTGTGTTTATCTTCATTAACAGAGAACCAGCGGTTCCTACTACATTAGAAGTATTTACTACCCATCCAAAAGTATTAGACTTAGTAGCGCTTATATCTACTTTTCCATCAGTATTTCCTTCTTCAATTAACTCTCCAATTTCTGGATTATTAACACCACTATAATCAACATCTGTTATTCCACTTGTTTTAAGCTGTAAGTAATCGCCAACT